CTTCCAAACGACCTTTCAGTTCGTCATAGGACTTGTACGAAGACGGAGCAGTAAACTCTGACATGTCATGCAACTGATTGTAGACTGCTTCGAGTCGCGTCTCATCTGCTTCCAGTAACGGTGCAGGAGCCTTGAACTCAGACTTGTCATAGTTACGATATCCCGCAACATTACGAATCTTCAGTTGGAAGTCAGCACCAGTCCAGAAGTCAAACGGATTGATCGGTTCTTCGCCTGGAAATTCGGGTTGCATCTTATCCATGATCTTATCAAAGATCTTCTTACCGAAGTCGTACATGAATACCTTGCCTTCGTTGGCAGGGTTCGCGGGGTCATTCATGACCATGATGTTCGCAACATAGTGAAGACGGCGCTTCTGTTTACGTGCGATTTCTTTGTCCTCTTCGACACCAGAGTTCCAGAGTCGAGAGTTGTACTCGCTCACGGGGTCATTGTTACCCAGAGTAGTCAGAGACTTCTCGACGTACCATTGACCAGTCGGGCCTTTGAAGAAGTGATCGAAGTAACGTACCCAAGGAAGTTCTTGACCTTCCGCCGCAGGTAGGAAACGAACAACGGCATAACCGTTACCTGATTCATCTACCGTGGGTTTCCAGAAGCGCAAGTCTTCGTACTTGTTGTTACCTTGCTTTGCACCACCACCCATCTCTTGTGCGGCTGCTGCCAGTTTAGAGATGTCGGTGCGGTTGTTTTTTAGATTTGCAAAAGACATATTTTTGTATTTTCCTTGTATGATTGTGTGTCCACTATACCATAATGTAATCGTTTTGTCAACCTTTATTTTAGAGTAAGGTCAGCACTCTTTTCAAGAAAGTTAAGGTTCATTGCTTCAACCTCAATCTTCTCTTTGATAGATGTCGCGATATATTTCTTGACATCCTCAATCTCTAGGTTATTCTCTTCACAGAGATAAACCACAGCGTCCATATAGGACATTGATTTGTTCCTGACCATATCTTCGGTCATCTTGGTGAATCGTTTCTTGTTCATGAAGTTAGAATCGTCAGACGAATCTACTCCACCAATTTGGAAATCAACCTTCATATTCAATTCCAAGGTGTTCGCCTTCATTAAAATGATAGCCCATTGATTTCATAAAAGTTTCTAGTACTTCAATCATCTCATCTTTGCTCAAATCTTTTTCCATTACGTCAATGGTGATTCGTGTATTAGTTGAACTTTTATCTTCGTATGGATTACAAATTAATGAAATATACGGTTTCTCTTCTGCGGGTTTATGATTCAAAGTCATTTACTATTACACCTTCCTCATCAGTATTTATGCTCTGAGTAGAATTGAACTGTAAGGCGTATTCCTCATCCTTGGCAAACTCTTCCTCTAGTTCTGGAGTCCAAGTCTGCCGGATGTCGGGATACCATACACCATAGGTTCGCTTGGGTGTACCGTCAGCATGGTAGGACATTGCCTCAACCTTGTACTGTATACGACCTTCGCGTTGTTCACCGTATCGATAATCAAGCCAGACACCGTTTGCAAGGTATCGTTTCATGTTATCGATATAGACTTCAAGAGCAATGTATTCGGATCTCTCTTTGGCTACCTTGGAGTTCTTGAAACTCCGCATCCCTTTGAGTTCCTCTTGATTTGATTTCAACCATTGTTTGACCTTCTTCCAATGCAGGAAGTGATCCTCTGGCAGATCTCGAATGTCCTCGTGGACAGACTTACTACCATTCGCACCACGTGCCTCACGCGCCTTTGCGAGACGTTCTGACGCTGCCTTCTTCTGCTCCGCAGTCATAGGTTTGCGTTTACGCTTCACTTTCTTACGTGGGGCGTCAAGACCAAGTTCCTCTAGGGCGCGTTTGTTCTTCGCCTCCCTAGTCTTCCTCGCTTTCTCTGCTGGTGTGAGTTTCTTTGCCATAGGGTTATTTAGTCAATACCGTTAATGATCGATGTAGCAGGAACAAAAGACAACAGTGAGTCTACGCGAAACGAACGCCAGTCTGCCAAGTCAAGATCAAACACACGTACCGCAAGTTGATTCTTTTCAGTATTTGCATTCGCATCAGTCTTTGGCATCTTGTCAGCCGGAATCAGATCCGAGACTAGGGTTGCCTTCATGTTACGTACTTCACCATCCTTCACTTTCGTGAAAGACAAGTTTACCACACCTTCACGTAAGGTGTCAACGATTTCTTGATAGGTCAATGACTTCTCCATAGTTAGAATCCTCCGACTGCTTGTTGATACCAGTCCGGCATTGCACGGTTTGTCCAGTTAGCAAATCGCTTCTTCTCGTTAATGTAGTAGAAGCGATAAGCCTCTACAGGATCAATACGCTTGCAATACTCAGGCATTGCTTGCGCGAATTCCGTCAACCCACCATTAGGTATGTTTTCAGGAATATGGGAGAGTATACCAGATAACTTGCTTTCTGTCAAGTGTTTTTTTCCGTATCGGTAGGTATACTCTTTGCAAAGTTCTTCCCACATCTTATGTAGGTACAGATAGTTTGCAGATGTCTTACGAGTCCACACACCACTAGGATGATTTACGTGAGACGCCTTGTAGAGTGTGTTCTCCAGATTAGAGTTCGGATGTCTCCAGCGTTTAATCCTACGACCAATCGCAGTCTTATCGTAGTACTCCTCACCATCAAGAACACGATGTGCCGTGCTCATGAGCTGGGCGTATTCGATAATCATCTTGACCACGTGTTTATCTAGATGCATCCGCGCAGCTTCTACTGGATTTTCTGAGAGGTGAAACACGTTCATAGATGAGAGATCTCACCAATCTTGTCCGACAACATACGACTGTCTAGATTCGTTGAAAGATCCAGTGGATTGTCATCTGCGTCCAACAGAGTGACGTTGAAGAACTTCTCTTCATTACGATTTAAGCGAACCACATTCGCACCATAACCGTTTTCAAACTTGTACTTCAGTTCCATAAACGGCACGGCGGGCCCGCCCTTCATCTCTACAGTGAAACCTCCTTTAATCACACCAACAATATTAAGATCCGATAGCATTATAGTATCCCTCCGCTCGCACGAGCATATCACCAAAATTAGGTTCGTTAACCTGTCTCACCACATAGAGTTCAGATCCGGTCATGAATTCACACGCATCGCGATAGTCATCAAGTTCACGAATCGGGACAACGGCTTTGATTGGCATCTTCCAATCTTCCATACCCTCAGTGAGAACATCAAACTTTTCACGTAGGAGTTGATATCGCTCCTCTGCAACAAATGTCATCGCCATTATGCTTTCTCCCTCGTGTAAACTGTGCGCTCGTTGCCATAGGCATCGACCTCAACGACAGTTGCTTCAGTGATGTCAGGAAACTGTGCGCTGAACACAACAGCATTGGCGTATGAGGCCGCAGACTCGAAAGTAGAGATGGGGGCATAGAGGCCCGCAACGACCTCACCAATTTGTGACTTAACAATATATTTCATTACTTTACTCCGTAAAAGGCTCGTTCTAGTTTCTCGGTAGCGATGTCAATCAACTCAACTCGCTTCTGGGCAGTAGGAGTCATATCCTTTGCCATCACGTTTGCAGTTCGCATCGCTGCCATTCGCAAGACATGAAGTTCTTTCTTGGTCAGGACAACAGTGATTTCTTCAGCAGCTTCACATTCGTGGTACATTCTTCAGTTCCTTTCTCATTCTCAATACAAGTATTATAAGCGATACGGCAACTTTTGTCAACACTTTTTTTCAATCAACGCCCACTTTTTTGATATTCATCGATCAGTGCTTGTCCTGTCAACTTAGTTCCCATGATGACCACTTCACCAGACTCGTTCAGGGTTCGTTGGATGTGACCATCGTTGTATTGGATATCTGTCACGGTCTTGCCATCAGAGGTGTCCTCTGGACGATCATCGTACCACATGGACGACAATCCGTGGATATGGACATTATTCACACCCTTAGCCCACTTCTCTGCTGCGATACGAGTACGTTGCTCTTCAACGGATTGACGATACTGTGTCATGCGGTCTCCCTCTTTTTTGCATAGAATTCTTCGATGAGTTCGAGAACCTCGTTCTCTTTGGCAATACGCTCCTCACCATCGACACGGACTACATAGTCCTTTGTGTAGGTGCCGAATTCCTTCTCGGCATCAGGGGACATGAGCCACGACTCAGTGTAACTACGAATGGTAGGAACTAGGTTCCGGTACTCGTCATTCACGGTAGTACGAGTTGCCTTCCAACGACCACCGACAAGAGTGATAAAGATAGGGGCTTCCCAAGATTCACCGACCTTGGCGTCATCCTCGACAATGTCCCAACTAATGACATACTCACGAGCAACATCGTTGTTATAAGACACGAGATCCTGAATCACAGGCATAAAGGTGCCGTGAGCAATCTCATTGAGATCCCTAGAAGAGAGATTCTCCATGACATAGGTGGTGCCACCCTTTGGTTTGAAGTAGGCATCGGGTTCCGTTGAAGGAAACCCGTCTACGTCAAACGAGTAGTTTTCCATGTATTGTGTGGTGATTACTAACTTAGACATAACAGTTCCTTATTTACCTTTGTAACCGAGTATTGCCATTGCGGGTTTAGGATGAAATTCCTCCGCAAGTTCCAAATATTTCTCAACAGACACATTGTTCTTCACGAGGAAGTTGACCCATGATTTCCATGGCTTACGACCATACTTGAATCGAGCGATAAACTCAGGTTTTGGTTTACCGACCCAAGAAGGATGGCAGTTAGGTCTTACGACTTCGTAGTTCACACTCTTGGTGTGACGCCCACGATACATAAGATACATACCGTCCCAAACAAACTCTTCTTTAACAAATGGGGTCATCTCGTTTCCTTTCTCATTTTCAATACAAGTATTATAGGCGATATCACAGGGAAAGTCAAACACTTTCTTAGATCAATATCTACTTACCAATGTGTTTTATATCACTTTTTGGAATAACCTGATAAGCACCCTTATTGTACGCAGGAGCAACGGTGAAGTTCTTGGATTCCTCCAACTTGAACGTGGTGTCCTTGTCAGGACTGTACGGTGTCAGTGGAGCAGACTCATACTTGGGAGTCTCGCGTCTCCAATCAGGGCCCACACTGTAGGACTGCATCGGTTTGAATTCTGGGGTTCGCTTTCGGGTAGACCATGCTTTGGTCTTACGTTTACGACCAGACTGATCGTACCTCATAGATCCGTGAAATGATTGCATCAAATACCTCTTGACTAGATAAGAATATGATACAGACAAAAACATTTTTTGTCAAGTCTTTTTTTGTATAAATAAACGTATGAGTGAAAAACTATTCGATTTCGGGTTTACCCTAGTAGACGAAGATGAACTGGAGGCTGTGCAACAGGCGCAGTCCAAAGTTGCGTCTGTGTCCGACTCGGTGTCAGAGACCCAAGATAAATTAGACAGTCTGTTCAATGCGATCCAACCATTGCTGAACAATCTCAAACAGAATCCTGAGAAGGAGTATATTCTGTGGCCCAATCGGCTCGAAAAGATCGAGCAGTTCGAGGACTACATACAGAATATCTACAAGGGACAGTAATGTTACTATACAGATGTCAACCAATCAGTTCTGATCAGAGCCTCATCGTGAATCTTGGCAGGAAGAGACAACTGTTCAATGCCGTCTCGGAAGGTCTGTCTAGTTATAAGAATAAGAGTTTGCATCCAAACGATCACACATCTCTGATAACCGATGCATCAGTACTTGCTGGTTTGATATCTTTATCAGGATATGAAAATGTCCTTGTGGTAACCTCATTCGTTGATAAAGACTACGACAATGTTGTCAAGAATCACCGACCTCACAAGAGTGCGGGCGACCATCTCTTACCGATAGTTCATGAGATAGTGCAAGCCAAAAGCAACATGTATGTGACCAAGGTAAAGAATTCTGTGAATTGGTTCGACTCAATATACGAGTCAACGGGCGTCAAGACATTAGACGTTGACGCACCATTCAAATTGGACGGTGATTTCAAAATCAAGACCGACGTTAAGTTTGATGCTGTAGTTCTGTTGGGGTGTGATGCATATAAGAAGGGCAAGTTCCAAGCAGTTGATATCAAGAGCAAGTTTGTTCGGTACTGTACTCCAGAGTTTGATATGATTGATGTGTATCGACACGGCAACGACAACAGAAAGGTTTCCGGTAGACGAAAAAATAGCACTACGATTGCTGCGACGATGTTTCAGTCAGTCAATACTCCCAAGAAAATTATAGATAAGACTACTCGCAACCAAGTTCGCAATGAACTTGAAATGCCTAATATGAGAAGCATTATTTTATATAACAGACTTGCGGTCAATGTCATCGATATTGATAAATGGTATAGGGTATACTAATGTACGATACAATGTACAGCATTATCACCGGAGTGAATGACGATGGTTCGTATCAGGTTTCATTGATACCCGAAGAAAACGATTATGTGTTCAGACGCCTTGTCCGTGATCGAATAACATCATATACAGACGAACTCCTGACCGATAAGATTCTTGGGACTGAACGACACATTCCACAGTCACTTCTACTCAACAATATCTTGAGTGCCAAGAAGTATCAGAATGTTTTGTTTATCCCGTCCTTTCGGAATAATTTATTTCCTAGACTGCTTGACGCATCATATATTTTGAACGTCCCTAATGTAAACTATCACATGATGCCGTGCACCAACAAGTACTACGAACTACCTCCAAACATTTGGGTCGCATACCCAGAGGGACACTCAAGTTTGTACCATGATCTGATGGATGGTTTTGGTGTGAATTTTTGTTTATCGAATAAAATGTACACCATGGGAGACTCGACTTACGAAGTCACGGCTCCTGACGGCGTGGAGTTTGACTGTGTATATCTGGCAGGACACCCGATGCCTTCGGATGATACATACTTTAACGCCGAAGACATCAAGAATGACTTTGCTCCATACTGCACGCCAGACTTTGATCTACATGATGTGCGTAGGCGTTCGTTGTACAAAGAAGAATATCAGAGAGGAAATCCTTATCTGGATGATGTTGAAGCTCCGCCTCGAATAGTGGGTGAGACAAAAGACATGACCGATGTGTTCTCGTATGTATTAGAAAACACATTGAGACCCGATTTCCACGGAGACACTCGCCTAACTGAAATGTTTACAGGCCGTAAAATGTTACCCCACTTTCAAAAATCATACAAGGTATATTAAAATGATTAAGTTCAAGAAATTCATGGTCGAGGGTGTAGATGACCCCGCAATCTTCAAGGCAGTGTTCCTTGCGGGTGGGCCTGGATCTGGCAAATCTTTCATTGTCGGTAAGACAGGTCTTCCTGCTCTTGGATTAAAGGTGGTCAACTCTGACGATGCATATGAAGCGGCAATGAAGAAAGCGGGAATGGAAATGTCTCCCGAAAACATCTTCTCGGTTCAAGGACAAGACATCCGTGGTAAAGCAAAGGCTATCACTGGTAAAAAACAAGCAAGATACCTCATGGGTAGACTAGGTGTTGTTATTGATGGTACTGGTAAAGACTTTGCTAAGGTCAAGAAGCAAGCTGAATCGATGAAGACACTAGGTTACGATGTCGCAATGATATTTGTCAACACTGACCTTGACACTGCAATTGCTCGTGATGCTGCGCGTGACCGTACCATTGGGGAAAAAGAAGTAACTAAGTACTGGAAAGAAGTTCAACGAAACATCGGTGCATTCCAGACCATGTTTGGAAAGAAGAACATGTTGATCGTAGATAACTCAAATGGTAAAGATTACCAGAAAGAGACTCTACGTGCCTACCGTGACATCAGGAAGTTCTTGGAGAAACCACCCGAAAATGCCAAAGCGAAGGCATGGATCAAGAAGGAAAGGGAAGCAAAGAGGAGAGATTAACTCTCCTCGTCCTTTTACATGTCTCGTTTTTCCCAGACGGTATTGGCCGTCAGGAAAATGAGAACTGCTCCTGCCAAGTAACTGAAAGGCGCATTGTAGTAGACACCAATCACGACTTCAAATACGCCGAGGATCAACCCCAGTTCATATTTCCAATCGTCCCAAAAATCCAAGAAACTGTCCCACATTACTCTAAGTTTTAGTTTCCAATCCATATTGCTTCTCCTATGCAACTTTACGGTCTACCGAGATCTCGACATTGTCGGGGATCTCAATCTTAATATTGTCATGAGAGTGATGTAAGACAAACTTCGTATTCGGAAACTCATTGAACATACTCGTCCAAATGGGTCTCCAATTGTTTGCCAGTCTCACCGTGTTTGGCGTAGAACGATCACTCTCTAATAAAAGATCGGTAAAACTCTCCAGATTCATATCAAAGATACTATCAAATCCATAGATATGAACTTCTTCGGCCTTCATCTTGTTACACGCATAATGAACTGCCATGTGACCACAGTTGAAGTTAGTCGCAGCCATACGCGCATCGCCATTCACCGCTGCATACTTGGGGATGTGTTCATAGAATCCCTTGATCAGATGTGAATACCTCATGTAGAATGTTCCAGACCTTTCCATCCAAACCTTGGGTCTGGTGCCTAGAATCCAATCATACATGTCAAGTTGGATATGTCCTTCCTGTAATGCCTTCATCATCTTGAAGTCAACCATACATGTCGCATAGACTTCCTTCCTTGGGATAGAAAAAGGAGGCATATTACAAATCAATAATTTACCGGGCGTACCTCGCTTGAAGAGACCGGCATTGTGGCCGTTACCCAGAACATTCACTCTCATAACTGCACAAGCTTCCTATTCTCAAGATGTTGTTCTTGGATGTCATCTTTGGACTGACCCATGTAACGCACCGCATGATGTTTCTCAATCATGTACTCAT